TGCGTGCCAGATAGGAAATGTCACAGTACATGATGCATTGCGTATGCCGCCTTGGCTGCAACTGCGTAGATCGGAAAACCATTTCTTCATAAATGGTACTAGACCAGTATGCTTGATTTCACCATTACGAATGGCGGCACCAAGTGGTCTGATGCGGCCAATCTCCAAGCCTATGCCGGCTCGTTTACTGGCATACTTGGCCATCATTTCACCAGCTGCGAATATGCTATCAAGGGTATCGTCACTACTGATAAGAACGCAAGAACTGAACTGTTTAGTAGTAGTGCCAAGCCCAGCAAGCACAGGGGTGGCAAGAGTGAAATGACCATCTGAAGCGCACTCATAGTATTCTTTAACATATTTTAATCTCTTATCTCGAGGTTCACTATGAAAGGCTGTGGCTGCTGCTATGGCATAGCGAACTTGTGGTGTTTCAAATATTTGCCCGGTGGCACGGTTTTGCACTAGATATTTTTCGCAGAGCTGGGCTATAGCTGCGAAAGTATAATTTTCATCTTTGTGGTGATCAATAAAAAGATCAATAATATTCCATTCATCTTGGGTATACCACTCTAGCAATTCCGGGGTATACATTCCGGCATCTATGTTTTTCTTTACTATTTGGTATAACTTGGGCGGATCATAATCTCCATAGACTTCTTTGCGTAGCATACTAAGTCTTTGCCGCCCGGCAACATATTGATAATTAACATTGTTGATTTCAGGATTTTCAGTTTCATCAATTAGACCAACCATGGCTTGTAATAGCAGACCGTCAATGGTCCGTGTAGTCATTCCATCTTGAAATTCCAATTGCGCTTTGATTTCTATCATGCTAGGACTAACACCGTCGATTCCTCTACAGGCATTAGCTACTTGTCTCTGTATTTTGGATATATCAAGTGGTACACGCTGCCCACTGCGCTTTATTACATAAATTTGGGACATGAATTGATTCCTTATTCTTCTTGTTGTAGATTTAACTTTAGATCTTGAATAGTGTACTTGTGCTTAAGTATAAAACTTTGATCGATTGAATTTTTATTTACTACAGTATCGTAGATCAAATTAAGTATATATTTTCCTTGATTTACCCAAACAGTATTCACAATGTCATTATCGTTGGTGTTTTTGTAAATTCTTAGTTCCATTTTAAGATCTTGCTCGATATAATGCGAGGATAGGTACAAAGTATACAACATACCTAGGGCTTTAGCAAGATCACAATAGTAATTTTCATAAACTAAGGTCCATGGATCTGGCCATTCATCGGGCAGATCTGGCACCAAATAGTGCGTTACATAAGGCGCATAACTCCATAAATGAACTGTTTCTTTTATTGCTTGTTCTAATGGTAGTTTATTGATGTTAATACGGAAACGACGCCATTCTTGGAGTCTTTCCTCGGGTCTTGAATTCCACATAAATTATTTGACTATTGTTACAGAAACTGTATTACTTTCAAAAAACGATAATCCATTTTGACACTGGCCTGGTATAACTGCTAGACCACCTGCCGCCATTTTAATATTGTAATTTCCGGCTCTTGAACTTGAACTTGCACTAAATTTGTATCTTAGTTGTGTTCCTGACACAATTTCTGGTCCCCAAAAAATGATACCAGATCCCGGAGCATTAATAGGTTGTAAGTTTGTTCCGTTATTAAACTGATCACTCCTATAGTTTAGTCGAGGCCCACCTGGTAAACAAGATCCTATATACGGGGTATTTGTTCTTAGGTTTGTTAATGTCGAAATTGGTCTATTATAGTTAACTGTAAGTGTTAAAATATTATTATCTTGAGCACAAGAATTTCTCGCATTAATCTGAGTACCACTTATAGTTATGGTAGGTACAATGTCGCATGTTCTTGATCTTGTTGGTGTAGGTGTAGGTGTATTGCTCCTAGTTGGGGATGGGGTAGGTGTTTGTGTTCTGGTCGGTGTCGGTGTCGGTGTAACTCCTGGACTTGTACTTGGTGTAGGTGTTGGTGTTGGTGTCGGTGTAGGACTAGCTGAAACTCCTGGGCTTGTACTTGGTGTAGGTGTGGGTGTAGGTGTGGGTGTTGGACCGGGTGAATTACTAGGTGTCGGTGAGGGCGTAGGCATCGTTGTCCTAGTAGGTGTCGGCGTAGGACTAATACTTCTTGTAGGTGTAGGAGTCGGCCTAGGAGTACTTGATGGTGCCGGACTTGGACTTGCACTTGGGGTCGGTGATGGTGTTGGGGTAATAGGTGGTGTTAAGCTAGTATCACAAATTAAGGCGTAATCTTCTGCCACGGATTCAGTAGATTCGGGATCACCGATGCACCATGTATACAAATTAAATTTAACTTGCTCTAACCCTTCAGTATTAAAATCTTCTCTTACTCGCACACCAACTGTAGTTGGCAAAACATTGGCATCAAATACATGCTCATACCCAGTTACTGTTGGACTAGGCAATGAAGCGCCCGATGGATGATCTTCTATACTGTATACTAAGTTTTCGTATTGATCTAATGAATGCACCGAAAAGAATATATTAGTGCCGGGGCCTGCTTCAGTTAGTAGATAATCTAAATCTAATGTCTGTCTTGCTACGATATAATAACCACTACCCAATGGCAAATCGAGATCATTAGCATTAGCAGTAATTTTAAATCTTCGACCATTTGCACAATCCGGTACATTCTTACCAGTAACTTTAAGAATAAATCCGGCGCCCTCAACTGAACAATCTGCTGTGGCTAACAAAGCGTACACAGCAGGAGGTTTGATCCATGGTATTGAGAGATCTGGCAACCCTATATTATCGTCTACGAGACCTTTAACATCATAACTAAAAATAGTAGGTCCATCAGTGTTGTCAACCTTAACAATTAATATAGCTCGTTGCACTCTATTCTGACTTAGGAAATTATTGTACTCCATTTCAATAGTAACTGCGGTTGAAAATCTTTCTGTAAATGAATCTCGCCAACACACAAAATTGTTTATGGGATCAACGCTAAAATTCACAGTGCCGCTACGGTATTTGCTAAATCTTTCTACTCTGTAATCAATTATACCGCCAAAATATTTAGATAATAGAGGAATAAAATTAACAGTATTTGGTTGTAGAACAACACTTTTGCCAATAGTTTGATAGGTCTCGCCATATTTTATAGCACTGGTAAGATCAAAACTAATTATATCAGACGCAGTATGTTCAACGGTATCAACTTGGTAATCGTCATCCCTACTTCTGAAAAAGAAATCACCGAAAGAAAAACAAGCATTTCCTGAAAATTTAATAACTGGAGTAATTGGTGTATGATTGTTTATAACTGGTTCATACGACGACATCACTAAGTTGCCGCGATCTAAATGCTCAGGGCTACTATCTACCCAGTCAACTATTCTATACACCAATGTTTCTATTAGATCGATTGAAGTAAGATTAATATTAAAACCATCACCAGACTCAACATCAGAAACCATGATATCATTATAGATACTGTCACCTCTCACACTATATCTCGGTAGTGGGTAACCCAATGGAGTCGAAGTATTTGAAGTATAGTCAGTGCCAACATTTAAGTATGTATTAGTGCTGCTGGTAATACCACATACATTATTAAATCCCAATATGCCATATGTTTTAATGGCATCAAATACGCAATTAACTACTTTAAGTCCCAATATCGTATAGGATTTATTTGTATAGGCCACAAAGCCTTGGTACAAATCAGTAAAAGTACATCTATCAAATACTATGTCTTGAATTCTATAATTATCACTAATTAATACCCCGGTACTAACACCTTGAATGTCGCACTCGGAAAAATGTATAGAACTAGTAGTGAGGTAATTCGATTGAATACGAATAGCTACATCATTCTCATCTATGCTGGGCCTAATTGTGCTACTTCTAAATTTGCATCTATAAAATTTTACATTACGACTTGATTCAATCCTAGCAATGCTTTTGCCGGGCATTGAATTAAATTCAAATGTAATATTTGATATTTCAACCGGTCCCGGCGGTTCACCGTCAGTGAGAATAAATGAATCATAATTGCCTTCACTGGTAGTTGTTTTTATTACACAAGTAGCTGCTGGACTAGCTTGCTTGATAGTTACACTATCTTTACCTGCTCCCCGTAAAACACAATAAGGGGGTATTCGTAGCTCACCGTAGATTTTATATATTCCAGGATGAAAATTTATGACTCGTCTAGTTTTTTCATCTGTGTAACTACCTAATCTATTATATACTTGATCAATGGCACGTTGTATGGCGTCAAGGTCATCAGTCATGTCATCGCCTACTGCACCAAAGTCTAGGACATTTATTACATCATCTAACTTATTTTGTAGGCTTCTAATAGTATGATTATTAGGATCGACACCGGTCTGAACTTCATATCCACCTTCTAGTCCTTTAAATCTATATAATAACCCGATTTCGGGACCGGTGGCTCCACTTGCACCAGTTGTTCCACTTGCACCAGTTGTTCCACTTGCACCGGTGGCTCCACTTGCACCGGTGGCTCCAGTTGCACCAAGAGCTGTATTGAGTATGTTTAATACCCCGGCCCTGGTCATAATTTCGGTATTGCCCTCATATGGGGCACCTTCTAGTAGACTACCATTACCTATGAATAATCTAAGCTGATCTAACGCCCATCCAAATTCACCACTGGCCAACTGTCCCAAGTCTTGAAATAAGCCGCGACGAACCTGAATTTGTGATATTTGTTGAACAGCCATCTATGATTTGCCTATAATTCAGTATTTATAGCAATTTATAATACTGACTTACTCTATCACACCAACGATCTGTCCAATATTGAAAGTCTTTGGGATTAAGGATGAATTCTTGATACACAGGCTGGCTACCAGCTTGCGGTCGTACACAGACCATAATAACACCTTTTTGTATATTGGTTCCATGTATTTCATTATGAGCTAGAGCATAAGCTGTGATTTGTAAAAAATAATCATCAATCCATTCTAGTTTTTTTGGTTTATTACTTTGTTTAAAATCTAATATACTAGGTTGCCCTTGATGAACTCCTACACAATCAGTGGTGCCTGCGTACAAATCCGGAAAGTATAAAGGAACTTCATTACCCCATACTTCATCTATTCGCCCAAAACCTTGATCGATTACAGTTTTGGCCATGTCAAGGCTTTCTTGAGCATATGGATTGGATACAGCAGTTTTTAGCGGTTCCCCTCGAATATAATCTTCAAGATATTTGTGCATCCTTGTACCACGACTAGAAGCCTCTGTGGTAATTGCTTGTGCCCGCTCTTTACCAATTCGTTCCTTCCACTCATTTAATGCTTGTACAGCCTCGGCAGGTTTGGTGCGATCAAGGATTGATGTTACGCTAGGAACCCGACCACCATTTGGTGTGAGATAATACCTCTTACCATCTACATTAGTTCGATTTATTTGTTTATATTGGAATTTTTCTTTTAGCATACTATTTGACATAATAGCATACTTATGTATAGACTACAATGTTTTATAGTCTTTTCTTGGCTGCTCTTTTGGCCATTGAGGAAACCGTATTTTGATTGCCTCCAACTTGGTTGTCATCTACTGAAACTGCCGCTTCGGGCTCATCGACTAAGGCCTTGAGGTACACATAAGGAACCCCATCTTGATTGCGGCCAATCTTGTTAATCATGTTTTTAACAGTTGTATTATTTTTAAAGGCATCATTTAAGATGTCAACATTGAACATCTCAGAACCTTGTTTTTCTCTAACCAATTTGACTAAACTGTCGACACGAATTTGATCGGTACGATTCCGTAAATTTTCTAAAGTACCTACTAGATTAAACATGGAAGGAGAAAAGTCTCCTTCCATCATAAACTCCCGGAATCTCATTATCGCTTGGCTCGCCCCACTGGTTCTTCTCCACCAGCAGCAGCATCGGTCGCTCCAAACTCATCAGTATCTAAATCACTTGGTTCGCCTAAACTGGCCGGCGCTGCCGGAATTGGTGCGCCTAATGTATCGGCACCAGGCATACCACCTAACCCGCCACCTGCCATGTCTTCACCAGCTAGCTGTCTAGCATTAGTGTCAGCAGCTTCCCTAGCTTGGCCTAGCGATGTACTTACATCAGTTAATAACTGACTCATGGCATTTTTAAAGTTATCAGCTTCAGCCATGCCAATTTGGTCACGAATTGTATCAATCAAGGCTGGTAGCTGTTCTACCTGCATCTTGCTGACCTTTTCAACCATGTCTTGAATGCTGTCAACCATGTCCTTGGCTGCGAGTATCGCTTCGCTCTTGCCCATCTCGCTTTCCATAAGGTTTTGGTTTTCATTCATCCAACGCCCAAGACTTTCACGCACCATGAGCAATTCCATGTACTTGGGATTGCGCTCGGCTTGATGAATACCATAACTACGTTTGATTTTGTTGATATTTTCACTGACCAGCTGTGTTAACTTTTGCGCTTTGCTGTAAGTCAAACGGTCAAAGTCTATGCTGAAACCAAAACGGCTTTCCATGAGCTTGTTCATTTTTCGGCTTGTTGCTGTAGGATTAAAATCTTTTAAGTTCATAATAGGGGATTCCTAAAGGTTATAGTATTTAGTCAATTTATAAGTTTTTTCCAATAAGACTTGATTCAGCTTAAGCTGACTCTGTGTTTGTTTATATCGACTTACAAACAGGTCAGAACATTGTGTTTTGTTTTTTGATTTTTTGCTAAGATCTAATCTTATTTTAAACTGTTCGGCTTTGGTTCTTAATCGGCCTATACTTTGGTCGTAATTATAAATCCTATCAGCTATTTGTACTTGGTTAGTCTGACAACAAAGAGCATAAAAAATTGCCGGCTTGTGATCATTGAATGACAGTACTGTATCATTGTAACGATATATCATTTGCCATTCTTTATCGGATTTTAGTATAGCATAATTGCCTATTAAGTACCCTTGATCGTTTAACGACACTATAATAGGATACTGAGTTTTTGGCCTAGGTTTCTCTAAAAGTTTTTGTAATTCTTTCAAAGTCCATTGTTTTATATGTCGTACTGCTAGTTTTACTGCTTGCTCAACTTGAGTTTTGTCTGCGAAAAGTGATTTTTCCATCTTGATTATTTCTTACTAGAGCGCCTCTATTTACTAATTGATTGGCAATAACTTGCTCTCTTTCAGTAAGACTGTTTTTTTGAATTCGTTGCTCCACGCTTTCAAATCGAGCTAAAAGGTCTGCTTCTTCATTATTTAATGGCATTTGCAAACCGTTGTTAAATTCAATGAATCTCATCGATTTAATGCCACTAATAAACTAACTATGGCTCCAATCAAAACCACAATGATACTGGTCCCAATGGTGATTAACTGTCTGTTGTGCTTGTCGTTTGCATCAGATAATGTATTTTTAATCTCCGAAATCATAGATTCCATAGTGGAAACCTTTTGATCTAAATTATCCAATTTTAAATTAAGCTGTCGGTAACGCTCTGCACATAATTCCACATGCGCCTCCAAATTTTCTTTTTCAATATCACTAGCTGACATTTGTATTTAAAATCCTAAATTTTTTTACTACTTAACTTTAGTAGATATTGAAAATATTTATGAAACTGTTGATCTGTTTAACAACAAAAAAGCCCTAACAAGTAGGGCTTTTTGAGTGAGCTTAACTAATTAAGCGAATGATGTACCACTGATACCGTCGTAAACAACCCAAACAGTTGCACCAGACGCTAATGCGGCATTACCTTCAGTGTTTAGTTGACTAACAATAGCAGTTCCTGCTACATCAGTTGGCAAACCTTCAACTGCCCAAATGGCGTTGTCCGAAGCCGGAGTCCCAACTATAGTGATTGTAGCATACTGTGATAAAATACGAGTAGCAATTTCATGATCGCTGTTGACAGCAGTAGCACTAGTAGCAATAGCGTTTGATGTACATTTAACAAACTTAATATCGCGACTAATAAACTCACCAGGTGCAACTCCACCATTAGTTCTTGTAAATACAGGCATTTTTATTTCCTTTCAAATATGTTACGCCGTAGCGTATGTTTTTATTTATGATCAAACTATTTTTTTGTCTGATTGAATCCGCTAAAATGTGCCTGACCAAACACATGGCGCTGCACAAGTTTAACTAATCCTAACCGAGATTGAAAAACAAACCCCTCTCCTTGCGGCCGACCATTAACAAATTGCTTCATACCAGTTACTTGTGACTCTAATTGCTGAGCTAAATTGCTTTTTAAAGCATATATAGCGTTCCAAATTGCAAATAACCCATCCAATCCGGCACGATTTTCATACAAATATCCTTGTCCATTATCCCCTAATAAGAACTTGATTTGCCCAGGTTTGAGATTTTTTTTAATCCAATCAGTTAGATTATCAGTGGTAGTTTGGGTAATGGTTTGGTTTAGGTATTGTTGTAATAATTGACTATAGGTCTTAGGCATTCCTAGTCTAAACTGATCTGCTAAATTACCAAATTTGGATATAGCAGACTCGGCTTGAGCAATTAAATTAGTTGGTGCTTGTACATTAAATTGTACCCCCATGTTGGAAGGTATTACAGAAACTATATTATTGGTCATTGGTTTACCTTGCCAAGGACTACCATTGAGTAAATGTGCAACTATTAATGCTTGTCGTCCTTGAATAAGTTTTCCCAAACTGCTAGCAACCGGTATATGATATTCAACTGTGACTGGCTTAAACACAAAATTTCCTGCCTGTGGTTTGAGCTCATGAGCAAACATCAAATCACCTTTATAAGTGCCAGGCGCTTTTGTTACTAGATCTCTCAATCCATTCCAAAATCCTGCCAACTTATCATACAAATCAGGTCTTGCTGTGCGGGATTTTTTTATCTCGGTATCATATTTGGCCCAATCTTCAGGACTATGTGCAAAAAAAGCATCAGGCATATATTTGTCATTGATATAAAATCTTTTGTCAGGATCAATACCAAAGATTAATGCTATACCGCCGTCCCATTTTATACTGATTTGCTCAGGATTATTGGCTATATCTTTCAATGCTTGTACAAATGCTTGAGCACGATCACTGCCCTCAAATATACTATCCTCGGGATGCGGAATTCTAGGCTCAGCAGTGGCTTCTAGTAGATATTGTGATAAAGATTTCATTGTATCTTGCTGGTCAATTCTCTAAACCACGCTGCTGTTCCAACCTGCGCTGTTTCAGGCAAATTTAATAATCCCCGAGCAGCATCTTGTCTAGCCTGTGCTAGTTTGCCCTCACGATCTGGGTCATCGGCTAACGCTGCCATTATGTTTTTTACACTATCTAAATCAGATTCTCGTGCTCGTGGATTTAATAAAATTTTAGCAACTTGCTGTCTAGTACGACCAACTACTTGATTACTGTCTCTTGTCATCAGGTTCGCGCCAAAAGCGTCAAATTTTAAATTTTGGAATTTGGCCAGACTGTTTAATAAGATAAAAACATCACTGCCCTTAAAATTAGGGTCATCATACGCACCACGAGGACCATGTTGGTGCCATGGCGCTACCACAGCAGCATCATGAATAACCATTACATCAACTTGAGCAATGGCTGTTCTGCCTTGCTTGGATTGATATGGTACACCTATATGAACATTTCTACCTTTTACTGTACTTTGTAGACCTTTGTCTGCAAAATATTTCTGAAATAATTGTTTGGCATCTTTGACCGGATCTTTTGATTCTGCGGTTTTAAAAAAATCAACCACATCTTGCGCTTCAACCATTAAATCTATATCACCAGACTGCACCTTGAACCCGGCACTGCCTATATCAATTTGAAGACCACGCACTATTTCAGGTGGTAAGAAAGATTTGGCTTTGTTAACTACCTCAGCAATATCATTTTTAGCTACCGGTGTACTGTCTGGGATGGCATTGCCACCTTCATATAATTTAAAGAAGTTTCTCATCTTTTAGTTTCCGTATTCCACGGGCAAACTTGCTGGTGTCACCAGTACGAATACTGTTGAGTAACCTGCGTTCTAGTTCCCCTGCAACTTCGGTATCATAATTTTCCTTTATGTACCCTAATAGATTAATAGCCCCTTGAATAACATTTACTGCTCTAGTTTCAACAAAATTTTCTTTGTCTCTGCTTAATCCTAGATTATCCAGTTCAGCTAATATACTTTTAGTTCTTTTTTGCAAAACAGCCCCCGTATGAATTATTTATAACTCATGCACGAGATTGTTTAAGACCGGCCAACATCTGTTTTAATTTATTAGAATCTGCGTTAACAGATTTAATAATTGGTGCTGCTGAAGGTTTTTCTGTATCGGTATTACCACGAATTTTATCCATGATCGACGAGGTAGTATTAAACTTGTTTTCAGAATCAGGTATACCCGGGTCTGAGATACGCATTGTTTCCATGTTATAGTCCAAATCAATTTTTTGACCAACCCCAGTAGAGCTACGAGATTTCATACATTGAATTTGGTATTTGCCTCGTTCTCGCATGGCACGACTAGTAAAGATACCAAACACATTATCTGCTGTATTAATCTTACTAATACCGCCTGAAATATGGCTGTGATCAAACTCAACTTCCTCCACCGCAGATCTGTTTAACTGACTGGCAGTAATCATTAGAACACCAAGTTCCTTAGATAAGTTTCTAAGTTCTTCGCTAACATATTTGTCCTTTACAAATAAATCATTTGGACTAACTTTTGCTGATACTGGCATTAACAGATCTAAGTAATCGATCATGACAAAATCAACACGATTACCAGTCTGGATTTGATATTCTTTTAAAAAGCTGCGAATATCATTTATATTACTCTGCGCCGGCAAATACTTAATACGATAACTACCTGCTCTTTTACTGGCCATGCGTATTTTTAGTGCAGTATCATCAATGCTTTTTCTAATTTCTTTTGTACTAATATCGTTTAACATGGCATCAGTGCGAAGTCCGCACAGTTCTTCGCTTAGTTCTAGTGTAACATAAACACCATGAAGTCCTTGATATAACCAGTTTAATGCTATATTCATCATTACAAGACTTTTACCAGACCCCGAACCACCGGCAAATATATTAAGCTCGCCACGACTGAACCCGCCGTACATGATCTTATCCAACTGCGGCCACCCTGTACTGACTTGACCTCCAGAGTTAAAATACCGATTGAGTCGTTCAGTAGGATCGGCCCAGTAATCGGTTCCTAAATCTTTAGTTAGACTAATCTGAACTGCATTTTTAATAAGTTTTTCAACTGGATCAAATTCACCCTTTTCTATTAGATCGGCAGATTTTAAAATAGCTCTTTCTAATTCATGTTTTCTAGTAAAACTTTCAAATTCTTCTAAGAACCAATTCAAATTATTGTCATCTAATTCAACTGCACGAAGCTCAACACCACTTACTGCACGAACTTGATCTATGGTGGGTAACACATTGTGTTTACTAGAATGCTCGGCTATGAATTTAGCTGCTGATCTAAGGCTGCGATCAAAGTTTTCTGAATTATATATGTTTTGAATTCGAACAAAACTTTGTGCATCAGTTAAAAGTATTTCTAAAAATAGCTTTTGTAAGTCAATCGAATAATTTTTTTCCATGGTTAACTATATAGTCTTTTGCTTTTTAATTCGATTTTTAATCTACCAGTTTCTTTAGAGTTTAGTATGGTTTTTAACACAAACAATGTACCATACTTACACACAGCATCATTTACATCTTTGCAGGTCTCCAACCATTCCGGAAAACTTACCGACCATCCATATTCAATGGCATTGGTAATTAATTGCCTACCGGCGCGATCACGATCAGCTACAACTATGACCTCTCGTGCTAGACTATCAATAATATCGGCCTGTGTTTCGTTACAATTATTACTGAGAACTGCTATACCATCTATGCTCATGGCATCAAATACTCCCTCGGTTACAATCACAAATTTGGATTGAGGGCCTTGCCCGTCAATATTAAAAACATAGTTAGGTTCATAATTACTATAATATTTGGGTCTAACTAAAGGATCCCAAGCTCGCGAAGTATACCCAATCAAGGTTCCCTTCCAAGTAAAGGGAATAATTACTCTACGATTAAGGTTATGGTCGGTTCTATTACTAACTAATAAAGGGTATTTGGTAAGATTAATATGTCTTTCTTGACAATATTTTAATGCAACTGCATCTTCATCAACTAGTCTAACATCATCAGGTAAAGACCTTGGCTTAAAAACAATCTCTTCAGATTCGGTTAATTCATCTGTCACAACAACAAGATCTTTTATTCTAACTGCTTCAATGACCAAGCGTTGTATGTCATTGTCATTAGCGCCAAGCCAAGACAGCAATCTCCTAAATTTATATCCTAAATGTCGACCTGGTCTATAACTGGCTTTAAAATTACAATTAAAGCAATGATAGTTTACAAGCCCGTCTGTTGCAATCATGATGCCGCCTCGGCCTCGCGAATCTTGACTTTGTCCACGATGATGGCAGCAGACAGCATTAAATGAGATCCACCCACTAGGGCTTCTTCGACGCTTAGAGGGAAGTAGTTGTAAAACAGTGTCTTGGACGGCAGCAAACATTTTTGATATTATACACTAGATTCTAGTGAAATACAAATGTTTGACTGCCTAAATCCAAATACGCCCCAGTATTATGGGGCAGTAGCAGCTACTCTCCAACCGCCAGCCAAATAAACTACTAGCACTGACTTGCCGGTACCGGCTGGATCCCAACTACTTCCATCTGCCACAGCTACCATTCCAGCACTAGGACTGCCCGGTGCCGAAGTTTGTGGTGTTAATGTTAGTACCGAACTAATGCTAACCGATGTAGCACTAGCCACACCCAATGTTGGCGTTACAAGAGTAGGACTTGTAGCAAATACCAATGAACCTGTTCCAGTTTCATCACTAATCACACCAGCAAGTTCACTTGACGATGTGCTTGCAAAAGCGTTTAATTTACTACCGCCTGCTCCAGTGTAGGCAACTGTACCGCCTGTACCAAATGCCACTGAACTGCTATCTGTACCAGTGAATGTTAAGGTATTGCTGACTGTTAGAGTTTTACCATCTACTATTGTTAGTGTGGCACTGGTTGCCGGAGTGGTAATTGCTACTTTATTAATACTTGTAGCACTAGCAACTCCTAAAACTGGTGTTACCAGAGTTGGACTTGTAGCAAATACTAATGCGCCAGACCCTGTTTCATCACCTAATACACTGGCTAAATTCAAACTACTAGGTGATCCTAAGAAAGTAGCTACGCCACTTGCTAGTCCACTAATACCAGTACTAACCGGTAATCCAGTACCATTAGCTAGACTAATACTTGATGGGGTTCCTGCTGCACCGCCATTGACAACGACTGCACCGGCACTGCCAACAGCTACCTGTAATGCTGCTCCTACTCCTGTACCTAGGCCACTTACACCAGTACTAATAGGTAAGTTAGTAGCATTGGCTAAGTTTACACTCTGTGGAGTGCCTAATATTGGTGTTACCATTGTTGGGCTGTTAGCAAACAACAATGCACCAGTACCAGTTTCGTCAGTTATAGCACTTAGCAAATTATTACTGGTAGGAGTAGCTAGGAATGTAGCCACTCCTGTGCCTAGGCCAGATAAACCAGAGACCGGAAGTCCAGTTGCATTAGTTAATGTTGCACTACTTGGTGTACCTAGTGCGCCATTAAATGCTACAAATGCACCGGCTGAACCTACATTTATTGCAAGAGCACTTGCAACACCAGTTCCTAACCCACTAATACCAGTACTAACTGGTAAGTTGGTGGCATTTAACAAGTTTACACTGGTTGGTGTGCCAAGTACTGGTGTTACTAAAGTTGGACTTGTGGCAAATACAAGAGCTCCGGTACCAGTTTCATCAGTTATAGCACTCAACAAGTTACTACTGCTTGGTGTAGCTAGGAAAGTAGCCACACCAGTTCCTAACCCACTAATACCAGTACTAACTGGTAAGTTAGTGGCATTTAACAAGTTTACACTTTGTGGTGTGCCGAGTATTGGCGTTACAAGAGTAGGACTTGTTGCAAATACCAATGAACCTGTACCAGTTTCATCACTGATTACACCAGCCAGTTCGCTAGATGTAGTGCTTCCAAATGCATCTAACTTAGCTCCACTCAGACCTGTGTAGGCCACAGTACCGCCAGCACCAAAATTCACTGTACTGGCATCAGTGCCATTAAAGATCAATGTGTTATTCAGTGTAGCAGTTTTCCCGTTAGCAATAGTTAATGTACCGGTACTGGAAGAAATAGTGAGTCCATTTATGCTAGTAGCAAGAGCAGCACCAAGAGTTGGTGTAACCAATGTGGGACTTGTGGCAAATACAAGAGCTCCAGTACCAGTTTCATCAGTGATAGCACTTAACAAGTTACTACTGCTTGGTGTAGCTAGGAAAGTAGCCACACCACTTGCTAGGCCACTAATACCGGTGCTAACTGGTAAGTTAGTGGCATTTAACAAATTCACGCTGGTTGGTGTTCCAAGACTTGGTGTAACCAATGTGGGGCTTGTGGCAAATACAAGAGCTCCGGTACCAGTTTCATCAGTGATGGCCGATAATAAATTATTGCTACTTGGTGTGGCTAGGAAAGTAGCTATACCACTTGCTAGGCCACTAATACCGGTACTGACTGGTAAGTTAGTAGCATTTAACAAGTTTACACTAGTAGGAGTGCCAAGTACTGGTGTAACTAAAGTTGGACTTGTGGCAAAAACTAGTGAACCAGTTCCAGTTTCGTCACTTATCACACCAGCAAGTTCACTTGATGAGGTACTTGCAAATGCATTTAGTTTAGAACCGCTACTACCAGTGTAGGCCACAGTACCACCGGTCCCTAACTGTATTAGACTGCCGTCAGTGCCAGATAATGTAAACGAATTTAAAGAAGCTAAAGTTTTACCAGCTGTAATACTTAAGGTTCCACCAGCTGATGTAGTAATAGTTAACCCATTAATAGTTGTAGCAGTAGCTACACCAAGTGTTGGTGTTACTAGGACTGGACTGGTATCAAATACCAGTTTACCAGATCCAGTGTCGTCAACCATGGCAGTTAATAAGTTAGTACCAGTTGGATTAGCTAAGAAATCAGCTACGCCGGCTGCCATACCACTTATACCAGTATTAACCGGAAGCCCAGTGGCATTAGTTAAAACTGCAAAACTAGGTGTTCCGATATTAGGAGCAGTTAATGTTTTGTTTGTTAGTGTATCAGTGGTATTTCTACCTACTAGAGTATCAATTGCAGCAGGTAGTGTTAATGTGCCACTGGCGGTAGCCGAAGCCTGTAATGCAGTGGTGCCAGATGTGCTGCCCCCAAAGATTACTGTCTTACCAGCAGCTACAGCAAAATTCTCGCTACTAGTCCATGCGGCCGAAATAACTGACCAATTAATAGTCTTATCTGTTGTTCCCTTAAGAGTTATACCGCCACCATCAGCTGATATGTCAGAAGTTCCTGTACCATCATTTAATATGACATTTTTATCATCAACCGACAGTGTTGTAGAATTTATTGTAGTAGTTGTGCCGTTTACTGTAAAATTCCCTGTAACTACTAAGTCATACCCAATACTGACATTCCCTGACGAGACGTTACCAAAAGTTGATGTGCCCGTAAATATGGAATTATGAGAAAATACTAAAGATCCCGCAGTACCACTTACGCTAGTAACAGCATTAGATAGGTTTGAACTTGTTCCAGTGGCTAAGAAGTTAGCCATATGTGTAGCTAAACCACTAATCCCAGTCATAACTGGCAAGTTAGTAGCGTAG